CGTTTCATTTATCAATATATTGCGGAAAAGTATCCAGAGGATGAAATTAAGTTTGATATTAATAAGATCAAACTTGTAACAATTGACATTGAGGTTGCTGCTGAAAGTGGGTTTCCTGATGTATTCAACTGTGCAGAAGAACTTTTGTTGGTCACTGTTCAAGACTATAATACTAAACAGATTACTACATTTGGTTCTAGACCTGCACAGATTTCTCAGGAAAATGTGAAATACATTTATTGTAAAGATGAGTATGCACTCATCAATACTTTCATGGACTGGTGGCAAAACAATACTCCAGAGGCTGTAACTGGATGGAACTGTGAACTTTATGATATTCCTTACCTTATTGGTCGCATTAGTCGATTGATGGGTGAGAAAGTTGCTAAGAGATTTTCTCCTTGGAATATTGTAAAGGTTAAGGAAGTGCAAATTTCTGGTCGCAAACAACTGAGTTGTGAGATTGCAGGGGTATCGATTATCGATTATTTGGATCTTTATAAGAAGTCTCCTGCAACTCCTAACCAAGAAAGTTATCGACTTGATCATATTGCCTTCATGGAGTTGTCTCAGAATAAGTTGGATCACTCTGAGTTTGATACTTTCCGCGATTTCTATACCAATAATTGGCAGAAGTTTGTAGAGTACAACATTGTTGACGTAGAACTTGTAGACCGTCTTGAGGATAAACTGAAACTGATTGACCTTTGTTTCACTCGTGCATTTGACGCAAAGGTAAACTTTAATGATATTGCATATCAGGTTCGTACTTGGGATGCAATCATTTATAACTATCTTCTTAAAAAGAATATTGTGATTCCTCAGAAGGAACGCAATACTAAAAATGAGAAGTATGCTGGTGCATATGTGAAAGAACCTGTTCCTGGTTCTTATGATTGGGTGGTGAACTTTGACTTGAATTCACTGTATCCTCACTTGATTATGCAATACAATATCTCACCAGAAACTCTTCTGGATAATCGTCACCCTAGTGTAACGGTCGATAAAGTTTTAAAGAAAGAACTTACCTTTGAGATGTATAAGGACTATGCGGTTTGTGCCAATGGTGCAATGTATCGCAAAGACATTCGTGGGTTCCTTCCAGAACTCATGGAGAAGATGTATAACGAACGGGTTATCTTCAAAAAGAAGATGATTGAAGCGAAGAAAACTTATGAGAAAACTCCAACGAAAGAACTAGAAAAAGAAATCTCTCGTTGCGATAACATTCAAATGGCTAAGAAGATCGCACTCAACTCTGCTTATGGTGCGATTGGTAATGAATATTTCCGTTATTATAAACTTGCAAATGCGGAAGCGATTACTCTGTCTGGTCAAGTAGCCATTCAGTGGATTGAGGAAAAGATGAACTCTTATATGAATAAGGTTCTCAAAACTCAGGAGGTTGATTATGTTATTGCTATGGATACTGACTCCATTTATATTAATATGGGTCCTTTTGTTGACGCTGTATTCAAAGGGAGAGAGAAAACTACTGATGAAATTGTTACGTTCCTTGATAAGGTCTGTGCAATGGAACTTGAAAAGTATATTGAAAGTTCTTACCAAGAGTTGGCCGACTACCTGAATGCATATGACCAGAAGATGTACATGAAACGTGAGAATATCGCGGAACGTGGAATCTGGACTGGTAAGAAACGTTATATCCTTCGTGTATGGGACTCTGAGGGTGTTCGGTATCAGGAACCGAAACTTAAGATGATGGGCATTGAAGCGATCAAAACATCTACTCCCGCACCTTGCAGGAAGATGATTAAAGATGCAATTAACATTGTAATGACTAAGGGTGAAGATGATGTAATTGATTTTATTGAGAACTCTCGTAAGAAATTTAAATCATTGCAACCTGAAGAGATTGCTTTTCCCCGAAGTGTTTCTGAGATTAATAAGTGGGTTTCTAGAACGCACATGTACAATAAAGGTGTTCCTTTTCATGTTCGGGGTGCGATTCTATACAATCACTACACTAAGAAAGCTGGACTTGATAAAAAGTATCCTGCAATTCAAAGTGGAGAAAAGATTAAGTTTCTTTATTTGAAAATTCCTAACCCCATTCAGGAAAATGTTCTTGGATTTATTCAAGATTTTCCAAGAGAACTGGGGTTGGAACAATATGTTGATTATGATACTCAATTTAATAAATCATTTGTTGAACCTATGAAAATTATTCTGGATTCTATCGGGTGGTCCGTGGAGAAAAAAATCAGTTTGGAGAGTTTCTTTTCATGAGTAAATATGTAGTGGTTTGGGCTGAACCTGGAGAATTATCTCCAGTTAAAAACAAGAAGTTTTTTGATGCACCATCCACTGCATATTGGTTTGCAAATGAACTAAAAAAGAAGTATAATTGGGTTATCTGCACCGAGTCAAAAAATTTGGAGGAATGAATGGATTTGCCTATTAATGATGAAGAACTGAATACAATTATTAAATCACTGACTCTTGGTGGAGACACAGCACTTTACCAAAAACTTAAACTTGTAAGTGAACTCCGCGAACAGGGACTTCCATACAAAAAAATTCTTCGTGAACAATACGGGATGGTAGCTTGATGGACTTTTTAAAAGATATTGTAAAAGAAATTGGAGGAGAGTATACTCAACTCGCTTCTGATATTGACGAGACTGAGACTTATGTTGATACGGGTTCATATATTTTTAATGCACTGGTTTCAGGTAGCATATTTGGTGGTGTATCTGGGAATAAGATTACTGCTATTGCTGGAGAGTCTTCTACTGGAAAGACTTTTTTCTCTCTCGCCGTGGTTAAGAACTTTCTTGATATTAATCCCAATGGTTACTGTCTCTACTTTGACACTGAGGCTGCTATTACCAAATCTCTACTAGAATCTCGTGGAATTGATACTACTCGTCTTGTTGTTGTTAATGTTGTTACAGTGGAGGAGTTTCGCGGTAAAGCGCTCAAAGCGGTAGACTTATACCTAAAAAAACCAGAAGCAGAACGAAGTCCATGTATGTTTGTACTAGACTCTTTGGGGATGCTTTCCACGAGTAAGGAGATCAACGATGCTCTGAACGATAAAGAAGTTCGGGACATGACCAAATCTCAACTGATTAAAGGTGCATTCCGTATGCTTACCTTGAAACTTGGTCAAGCAAACATTCCAATGATTGTTACCAACCACACTTACGATGTCATTGGTGCTTATGTTCCTACCAAGGAAATGGGCGGTGGTAGTGGTCTTAAGTATGCCGCTTCTACCATCATTCACCTTTCGAAGAAGAAAGAGAAGGATGGAACAGAAGTCATCGGAAACATCATTAAGTGTAAAACTGCTAAGTCACGTTTGAGTAAGGAGAATCAAGATGTGGAAGTTCGTCTATATTATGATGAGCGTGGTCTTGATCGTTATTATGGTCTTCTTGAACTCGGTGAGATTGGCGGACTTTGGAAGAATGTCGCAGGTAGATATGAAATTGATGGAAAAAAAATCTACGCAAAACAAATCCTCGCAAATGCAGAGGAATATTTCACTCCAGAAGTAATGCAGGCTTTAGATGAAATTGCTCAAAAAGAATTCAAATATGGATAATTTCATCAAGGTCTATGATAATGTTCTTACAGAAGAAACTTGTCAGACCTTGATTGATCTATTTGATCTGAGTGGATACAAGGAAATTATCAATAATAAAGGAACTCCTAATTTCACACAATTGAATATTAATCAAAAACATCCAGAAAATATTAAATTCCTTTCTCAAGTTACTTCACGTATCTTAAACCTTTACAAAAGAGACTTCTCTGACTATACTAGATGGTATCCTCCACGACTCTTTTTAGAAGAGTTTAGGATTAAAAAATACCATTCTCGTAGTCAAGATAGGTTTGATATTCACGTTGATGTTGAAGATCATTCTTCTGCAAGAAGGTATCTAGCTTTCTTGTATTATCTAAATGATGATTTTACTGGTGGAGAAACTGAGTTTCCTCATCACAATAAAAAGATTGTCCCTAAAACAGGGTCAGTCATGGTGTTTCCTCCAACGTGGCAGTATCCTCATGCAGGATTGCGAGTCAACAAAGGAGTTAAGTATATTATGTCCACTTATTGTCACTATTACTAATGGAAAGGGTTGAAACTACTATTCTCAGGAGTCTTGCCTTCAATGAAGAATATTCTAGAAAGGTTCTACCTTTTATCCGAACTGAATACTTTACTGACTACACTGAGAAAGTAGTTTTTGAGGAAATTTGTCAGTTTATTTTTAAGTATAATAAACTTCCAACTACTGAGATTCTTGGAGTTGAGATTGAGAATCGTTCTGATCTAAATGAGAATACTTATAAAGAAGTAACTGAATATGCCAGGAATCTGGATACTTCTCTACTCGATGTAAAATGGTTGTGTGACACTACTGAGAAGTGGTGTCGTGATAAGGCCATTTATCTTGCATTGATGGAATCTATTTCTATTGTAGATGGTAAGGATTCTAAGAAGACAAAAGACGCAATTCCATCCATTCTTTCCGATGCTCTTGCAGTCAGTTTTGATACTAATGTAGGTCACGATTATCTTCACGATTATGAGGAACGATATGACTTCTACCATCAAACTGAGGAGAAAATTCCTTTTGATTTGGAGTTCTTCAACAAGATTACAAAGGGTGGCATTCCTAATAAAACTCTCAACATTGCTCTTGCAGGCACTGGTGTTGGTAAGTCTCTATTCATGTGCCATTTTGCTGCTTCTGTTCTTCTTCGTGGTAAGAATGTACTTTATATTACTATGGAGATGGCTGAAGAGAGGATTGCGGAAAGGATTGACGCGAATCTTTTGAATGTAAATATTCAAGAGATTGCTAATCTACCTCGTCAAATGTTTGAGACAAAAGTTAGTAATCTTGCAAAGAAGACTCAAGGAACTCTTATAATTAAGGAGTATCCCACTGCATCTGCTCATAGTGGACACTTCAAGTCACTTCTTAATGAACTTGCACTTAAGAAGTCATTTAGACCTGATATTATTTTCATTGACTACCTTAATATTTGTGCTTCCTCTAGGTATAAGGGTAATCTTTCTGTCAATTCTTATTCGTATATCAAAGCTATTGCTGAAGAACTTAGAGGACTCGCCGTTGAGTTTAACCTCCCAATTGTCTCCGCTACTCAGACCACTCGTTCAGGTTATGGTAGTAGCGATGTTGAACTTACTGATACTTCTGAATCCTTTGGTCTCCCTGCTACTGCTGATCTTATGTTTGCCCTTATTAGCACTGAAGAGTTGGAAGAGTTGGGACAGATCATGGTAAAACAATTGAAGAATCGTTATAACGATCCTACTATCAATAAACGATTTGTTGTTGGTATTGATCGTGCAAAGATGCGCCTCTATGATTGTGAACAGAGTGCTCAATCCAATATACTTGACTCTGGACAAGATGAGGAGTATACTTATGAAGAAAAGAAAACTGGACCAAAAAAATCATTTGAGGGATTTAAATTCTGATGACTAAAAATATTGACTTTACCAAATACACTCATTTCGTAGATGCAGTGACTTCTGAAGCGTCTACAGATTTTCTTGCTCTTTCCAATCGTCTTGTAGAACTTGATGAAAAAGGTGCAAACATTGAACGTCTTTTGACTGCTGGTGTTGGGATCAATGCCGAGGGTGGTGAGTTTCTTGAAATTATTAAGAAAATGATTTTCCAAGGAAAACCCTTTAATGAAGATAACCGACATCACCTTATCATTGAACTTGGTGATATCATGTGGTATGTTGCACAAGCTTGCATGGCTCTTGGTGTTACCATTGATGAAGTTATTGCAGGAAATGTAACTAAACTTGAAAAGCGTTATCCTGGTGGTTCTTTTGATCCTTATTATTCCGAGAATC